TGTACAACTACTCCTCTTGATGCCTGGGTCTTATCTCGACCCAGCTTGTTCACCCACTTAGTTAAAGGTGAACGCCGTACAATACCACTCGTGGTTGCGTACAACGATTGCGACCCGAATTCAAGGGTCTTTAAACTATCATTTGATATAGTAAAATCTTTCCTATCGCTTAAGAACTTGCGGATCTTGCTCTTGTTCTTTGTTATAAATCGGTCTTGAAATTTATGGGCGTATTTCCTAATCAACTCATCACGAACAGAATCAATTCTATGAGCTAATTGTTGAGGAGACTGGAAATGGGTAATGTTAGTAACATCCCGCTTCTCGCGTATGAACCATGTATGCAGTTTGTTACCTAACAGGCTTTGTAGCGCATCTCTATAAGGTATTATGCCCGGTCCAAATTCTGTATTTTTCATCGTCGAAATCACGTCATCCGCTATTGCCTTTGCATCTTTCGGGAGATGAGAAACTGCCCAGGGCTTGAGAAGAGAACCAACAATCTCATTGATCCTTTCTTTAGAGTTTCTCGTCATGATAATAGAAGCTAAGAGCCTCTCGTAATATGAGAGAGAGCTCTTATATTTAGGGAGTCCTACACCACCTAGTTCTCGTGGAGTGTATAGAGGAACGTCTCGCTGTATAAAAGCGTGTAAAACGTTCGCCTCTTTCGCCTTAAATAGATTTATAAATCGTTTCTTTTGCCATCCCGATAGATCTTGTGCCGCTGATGTGAATAAGTCCAATCTCTCGAGCCAACGAGACTTATAGGACGTTATTTTTGACAATTTTACTTTGGTTAGACGTCCTTTGTCTACGTGGTAGATGAAGCCGCAGAAGGTAAATCCAGTCTTGCTGATATGAGTCTTTTTAGCGTTCATTCTAAAACCGACAGACTCGAGCCGGCGCTGGTACTTCTCCCAATCTCTTGCACTACAATAGAGAACGGCATCATCCCCGTAAAGAAGACAACTCTTCCTCAGATTTTTGGGAAGAGCCTTTAGACACCATGCATGTAAAATAGTCATTAATGCAAAACTTAGAGGTGAACCTAAGAGAGAGCCTCTATGACTCGTCCCGAGGGTTGTTCCATCCTCGTTTATAATAATCGTTGGAGAAATTGACCTTAATACTCCTTTCTTGATGAGATCTGGCCACTTTAGTTTTGTTGCTAAAGTTTCGACAATACACTCAAGGGCATCTTTGTTCATGAGATCGCTCGCCTGTTGAAGGTCTGTACTATAAAAGCGGAGCTCCGATCCTTTAACATACCTGCTTTTAGCACGCCTGAAGATCGAAATATAATCATCATTGAACTGATCCCGACAAGGACCATACCTCTTAAGCATATCTGTGATTTGAAGACATGCGGGAGCTATCAGAGCAGTCTGAGCTCCTTCATGTACACTAGCGACGCGAAATCGACCGCCTTTCTGGGGGATGCAAGTTAGTTTCGCTTTTGGAAAAAGCGGATCGTAACCATTGAAAGTCTTTTTAACCGTATCGTCCCATTCTGTTGGACGAGGGAGATAGGCGTCTCCACGCCAGCCAAAATCACGCATCATAGGTCTGAATGTGTAAGTCACAGCAGGCTTTGCTTTTTCTTCTTGTTCTTTGAAGTAAGCTTTTTGATCGTGTATATACGTATACAGCCCGCCTTTGGCGCGTGGTCGTTCTAAACAAGACGCTAGACTTGTGAACTGTGTTTCTGTTCCCAATGGTAACGGTCGGGCATACTTAATGAACTTATTTGTATGCTCAACTAGATCCTCCTTTATATCGTCGTTAGTGTGTTCCTCTTTACCAGATATTCCTTTCCATGTCCTTAGAATAGCCTTCTTTTGTGCTTTAGCGTTTATTATGGTTGGCATTGCTCTTCTCAGAGTAGCTAATGTGGCGAGCGCGGACAATTTAGTACGGATGCGTTGGTGGTCTCCTTTGAAGTATTTTCGAAGTAGACCCCCCTCGGATGCCGACCCAATTGCGCAACACTCGGCCTCGAAAGCCAGCTGCGATACTAAGCTGATACCATCCATAATTCCTCTGGATATCGACCGATGTAAGATATCCGTAAATAAGGAGATTATTCCAAGGAAGGAGTCAGGAAAGAAATGAACATTCCCTAAAAGATGTCTACGAGTTTTGTATTTCATTATTTTTAATGACATCTTTAATGATAGTAAAAGTGAAGAATAGAGTTCGATAAACGGTCTAATGGCAACGTTTATCGAGGTTGATAACCTCTTCGGTTTCTCTCTCTTCGCTGTTTCAGACTTTCGAGCCTTAGCCGCTTCAGTGCGTCGGGCTTTAGCATTAATTTCGATATTTGTCTGAATGCGCAATCGTTCTCGTTTTAAATCTTCTTGCAGCACCTTTAAGGAACGTGCTGCCTTTTGACTAATCCATCTGCTTAACGCTGCAGTGTTAGTCAATCGAAGGAAGGCATCGAGAGTTTCGGGTATGAACACATACCGATTGGTGAAAAGAGTACCTCTCTTTTCCTGTTCACTTGTAATTGAGGCTTGAATTAGGGATTGTTGTCCATCGACAATTTCTTTATTCGCCGATAGAAGTATATTTACATTATTTATAGGGTTAGTGTCTAAGACACTGTCAGATTCTCTGGGAGAACTGATAACCCGACCAACTTCTATTCGCTGGCCGGTTGTGAAGTTATTTTCATAAACGGTTCCATCGTCACTAAACGTGAACAGTTCGAAATCGTCCACTGTTACATCTTCGATCTCTCCTTGTTCTAGATAAG